GATTTAGTTCTGAATTGACAGGTTCCGAATCCTGAAGACAATCATCTTCATCGGTTGTCGCTAAACTTGGGTCTTTTGGTTTAAGATTGTCATCAGTTATTTTTGGATCTAGTATGTCTGTTGATCCGAACGCTCCACCATCGGGCACAAAACCCTTTTTCAAAGTTTCGTCGATTGAACCAAGTAAATCTTTTTGATCTACTTGGATGTCATAGGTTGAAGAATCCAACATTGGTGTTTGGGGTGAAACCCCATCATATGGATCTCCGGTGCCGCTAGGAATTTCGACAGATTTACCAGAACTTTCTTTGGCGGCCTTGATCGCGAGGGCTTCATCACTTAATCCCGTCGACAGTCCCAATTCTCGTAACTCTGCTGCGCGTTCTACAACTGTTTCATAGTTTTTTTGTTCAACAGCATCGTATACATCGTCGGCGGCTTGAAAACCAGCCTCAGCGTTTTCAGCTGCCGTTGACATCACCTGCTCGAGTGAAAACTCATTCCACTTGTCGGCCGCCATACCTAAAAGGTTTTTTGCAGATTCCAACGCAGTGGCTCTTTCTTCGGATTTTTGATTTGCTGCAGCAGTTACTGTATTAAGGGCTGCGTCAAGTTCTCTTGCAGTCATTGCAAGTTTAGGTTTGGATATTCTACTAATCTTGAATGCTGAAGGTAATATTTTGTTTGTTGTGTCGACGAATCCATTAACTTTATCAACAACCCACCCAATAACAGAATCTATAAGTTCAAACAACATTTGTTTTATTTCTATAGATTTTGTTTGCATGAAAGTTGATACGGTATCACTCGCTTCAGCTAGAGGGTTGAGTAAATATTCACCGACAGCTACATTCATGGAGTGGACAATATAATCAAATCCCGACATTAGACCATCCCAGATACCAGTAAGTATCTCGGAATATTCTTGGAATTTTACATTGACATAACTTATCGACCACCCAATTTTGTTCATCACCAAATCGGCAATATTACGTAAAGGGTCTAGATATTTTTTATTAAAATACTTTAATTTTTCACTACCAACATCAAATGATTCTGATTCTCCGAAAATTAATTTTTCAATACTACCAAAAAGTATTTCTGCGGTGGCACCAACGATTTTAAATAAATCACCGAATCCGGTGGTGAATACATTTACCACTCTAGTCGTCCATTCTTCAATGGTGGATTGTACGGACTTGTCCAATTCTATTCCAAATAAATCAAATATTAGATCAAAAATACCGGCAACTGACCCAACCGCGCCACCCACAAGACCAGAAGCTCTGTCCGGCATTGTAATCACTTCTTTATCTAGAATGCCTTGAAGTTTTTTTGTATTAAACGCAAGAAAAAGGCCTTCAATCGCCGCAACAATGGCACCCAAAACGGGCACAACTTTTAACATTTTGGAACCAGATTTTAACAACACCCCAACTTCCGGAAATAAAGACTTGAACATAGCTGTGACAGGAACTAGCGTTTTAAAAAACGCCTTCATAGAACTCATAATTTTCGTCATAGCGGTGGCAGTTTTAGCGGTGGCACCTTCCGCGGCCGCCGCTAGGGCCCCGCCTGGCGCAAATACTGGGGGTTTTATTGCATCCGGCAACTTGGGTATCTTAGAGCCTGGCAACCGAGCCGTCGGCAACTTCGTATTGCCGGCAGCGGAACCAATTCGAGTATTCATCAGTTTCGCTAAATCGTCGATCCAGACCGGCCGCGGAAACTTTGGAAATTTGAAGTTTTTAAAACTGTCAAACCATTTTGGAGCGACAAACTTTGGAAATTTGAAGTTTTTAAAAAAGTTTTTAAAATTATCTAACCATTTTGGAGCAGCAAATTTAAATCCTTTAAATTTATCAAGCCAACTGGGTTTTGGAGTTTTTATTCCTTTTTTCAACCAATCAGGTGTAATCAGTTTGGTAAGTAATTTCCATTTAGCAAGAAACGCAATCAAAGAACCAATTGCTTCTGCTAGTTTTCCCAAAATACCAAAGTCTTGTTCGTCGTCCTTTTTAGTTAATGCTTTAAGAATTTTTTTGAGTGTACTGTCCATCGACACAAGTCGATCTGAATCTAACTTGTCTTTATATGCCTGTTCTCTAGCATTATTTTCAACAACACCCCGAGACCGTTTATTTCTTGCTTGTTCTTCACGAGCCCTTTTTTCATCATCAGAATTGCCTTTTTTGAACGATTCTTGCAAAGAACGAATACCAGATTCAATACCTCCAAACATAGCCGGATTAGCTTCATATACAGACGCCTTGGCGCCTGCAATTAAACTATCTTTTGCACTGGCAGCGGCGCCAGTGACTTTTCCGCCAATGTATCCGCCTAATCTCTGTAGATTTGATGCCATTTATTTCTACTCTTTGGTTAACGTCTTCGTGACGCTGATTTCCTGTTCTGTTCTTCTATTCGATCGTTCTCTTTTTTCACATATTCAGTCAAAAGGGCTATGTATATTTCCCTTTCAAATGGCATCATATTGTCCAATTCCGTCAAACTATATTTATGATGTTGCATCATTGCAAAGTTTGATTTATAATAATTCAAAAGGTTGTCGTGAGACAAGCTTATCCGAAAAAATTTGCCATTCCCTCCAACACCGATGTTTCGTCTTTCCCACACTTGGGACATGTCCATTCGATTTCTTTTTTCAATTTAGGCATACTGCTGAAAAAACTCGTAATTTTTTCAAACTGTTCCTGTGAAAGTTCGTTCAAAAATTCTGAAATCTCGTCCGGTGTAGATTCACTAGATGGGTATACTTCTTCTGCATCAAAAATAACATCAACACAAGTAACAACCATATCAGTGATCGTTTCGACCTGAGACTGACTGGCAGCCTGTTCGATCTTATCAGCCATATTAAGCGTCGGGTATTTCAACATAACACCAATTCCACTTTCCTCGTCCAATATGATTTTTTGTTCGTGGCCTTCTTCTCTGAAAATTTCGATCTGCATTAAATCTAAGGAATAGTCAAATCTGTGGCCACACTCTTCACCTTCCGAATTTTTACCTCCGAGGTGTGATAATTTCAAATCTACAATTTCTCCGACCGATTTTGCTCGTAGTTTTAAAAATACGTATTCAAGATCGAACATAGGTAATGTTTCTACGTCCAGTTCATCAACAGTACAATTAATAATAATCTGTTTAATTGCACGTAACATTTCCGATTGTTCACTACTCTCAAGTGCCATCAATAAAATCTTTTGTTCCTTGACAAGAAACGGCCGATATTGCACAGTCTGACCAGATGATGGTAGAGTTAGTTCGTGTAACGGTGTTTTAATTTTAGGTAAAGCCATAGTATATACTCCTAGTGTATTAATAATTTATTCAAAATTTTGAGTCGCGTGATGCATAATTAACATTGTGATAACGATAATTAAACGTTACGGTAAATCTTTGATATGTGTCACGTTCTTCCCAACTCAAATTCATAGAACTCATTGATGTGGGATATGCATTATTTAGGTATGTTGTTGCGATTATCTGGCCGGTATCACTCAGTTGATGAATTTTAACGTCAGTTATACAATCATCATAGTATGCAACGGTTCCTGCTCGGCCTGATGAGGGTACACTTTTGTTGAATGCATAGTATGTGCCCGGCACAACCATTCCCTCCATCCAAACATCAAAAAATGATCTTTGTCTCATTCCGGCTGCAGCCAAAAATGTAAGAGTAATATCATTATATGTCATATCATTCGGCATTGAAATTGGTGGACCAGAATAGTTGTCTTCTACTGCAGCGATAGTTCTGCCGGGAAATTCTGCCGCTTCTATAATAAACGGCATATCTTTCGAAGTTCGATTCTGTGAGGCGTCGGTTAAGGTTTTCACAAACCAATTACCAACAGGATTATCAGAATAATATGACCCTGCGGCTAAAAGAACACCCAAATCAGCATCTGGAGCGAAATTGGCGGCCTGTTCAGCATATTGCATATTGATCCATCTTCCCCTAATTAATGATGGTACACCAATTTCAACCGCAAATAAATTTGGCCTAGCGATACCACCTCTAAGAGCGTTTTTAAAATCATCAAGTTTAAACGACATTATCGACCTTTCCTTTTTGATTTTTTAGCTGCGTCTGCCCACACCTCGGAGGCTTGTGCTTTTTTAAATCTTTCCATCGGCAAGAATAACGCAATATCCCATTCTGCCGCTGTAATTTCCAAAAACGGTGTTTTCACATGTTCATACAAATATCGTTTTAGTGTTGGTTGAAACCCAGAAAACTTTGATGCACCTTTTAAAATATCATACGTTGCCAATATTTTAGTCCTCTCGTTATATCTTTTATCTGAAGACACTGTATATAGTGCGTCCATAAGTTTGGCCCGACCAGCTAATGGTAAATAGTGAAAATTAATTCCAAGTATACCGTCGTTGTATTGTTCCACCGGAAATATCAACGGAAATGTATCGTAATACGGCAAAGTCTTTTTAAATTTTGGATCATATTTAAACGAATACATCATTCCAAGTTCTGGTCTAGCAACACGTCTTTTTTCCGAAAATTGTTTTACAACATTTCCCGGCCTGAATTTATCACTACTTTCGCCTGGTTGAATTTCACTAAAGGACTGACGAGCAGTTTCTCTGTACCATTCTCTAGACGATTTTGTTCTGGCGGGAATTTCACCCGACCGAACGCCGTTATAAATTAGTTCTTTAAATATTAACATATACTCTATTTATACATTCAGATTATGGAGTTAAGTCTTTTTCTGTAATTATTTTAAACTGCCACTTGCGATCTAAACAAAATTCTGTTGCTGCTTTCCATTTTGCTTCGTTGACCCCCCAAGTCATAGCTTCTTTGATGTATGTCCTCGTAGGTTTTTTTGACCCCGATTTTTTTACTGGTGGAGATGTTTGGGAGTGTGGTTTGACCTCTATCAATGTTGTTTTGATTTGTCCAGTCTTGGTCTTGGTTTTGATGAGAAAATCTACATAATATCTGTGATACCGGTTGTCAATTGGTGATAAATATGGTATAATAACCTCTTCGGAATTCCATTTAATTATAGCAGGGCTGTCATCACAAAAACACATAAACCTTCTTTCGAGCAGACTTCTGTAGGTTATCTTAGTTGGATCGCCCCAATACTTACCAAAATTTTTTGGTTTAAATTTTCCTTTGTATCCGCGATATGACATATTTTAATTATAAATAGAGAACAAGATAGTATTTATTTAGGAACTTTCTATGGGAAAGACAATATACCAATTAGCTGGAAACGAAGGCCACCAGTCTTATGCAAGTAATGAAAGCACTTGGCCCACAGCGAATGATCCAAATGAACGTTATGCTGATGTCGGCAGCGGCGAAATTCGTTTTCCCGACAAATTGGATAGTGGTAACGATGATCATGTGACACCATATGTTAAAATGGCAATACTAAATGCAG